TACCAACAAATGTGAAGTTCTTAGAAACTTGTAGTATGTGTATGTGACCAGAATAAACATTTTTATATCCAGAAAATTCTTCCACATCAATCTTATCAGCGTTTTTATGTGCAACTGATGTTAAATGCATTTTAGCACCATTCAAATCAGAATGACAGAAAAGATAATCACATCCAGAAAATTGTTTTAGTATTTCTACTTGGTCTTTCTTTTTTTCAACCCAAGGTAACATTAAGATAGACTTACCACAGAATTCAATTTTAGTTGGTTCTTCATATACAGTTATGTTTGGAATATATTTGTACAATTTAACCGTATTAACTTCATTAGTTGCCTTGGTGTAAAGATCATGATTACCAATTAGAATATGTACCGGACAAATCCTTGATAGCTTTTCTAATAATTCTTGTGCATAATTTAGAATATTAATCGGAACAACAGATCTATTGTCGAATAGATCACCACAATGAATGATTATATCATCCGATGTTAATTCATTGGCTACAAGTGGCAGAAGAAAATATTCAAAGTATTCCCTGTGAACCTTAAACCACTTATCAACAGAATTTGGATATCCTAAACCAAGATGGGTATCACCTATAATTAAAATTTTTGACATTACTATTATATAAAAATGGTATAATCATGTTCATGGTACAATACTGGAAATAACACTATTTAAAATACTATCAATGTTATTGTAATCATAATATGGAATCCTCACTAGTCTTATCGAATTCAATAAACAATATTTATTTTTTATTTCATCATTTTTTCTAACATATTCTAGATTTTCAGTTCCAAAATATTTATTTTCAATAAAATGATGTTCCCCATCATATTCAATAATAATATTTTCATCATATAGATAGAAATCAAATCTAAGACCTTTCTTATTTTTACAATCATCAAATATAAAATTTGTATGATATCTTATTCTTCTTTCATCAAGGTAGTTTTTTATGTAGTTTTTTCCTCTGGAAGAAGAATTACATTGTGAACACCCATGTCCATATTCGTGAAAATATAAATATTGAGTGAAGATACCATGTTCTAGACAGGTTATATTTATAAATCCCTTATTAATAGATAAGTCATTATATAGATATTTATTATTATGGATTCTTTTAAGATTATCTATTCTAACATCAGATAGTTTAGTAAGTTTATGATCATTTCTAGCACATTTATCACATCCTTGTTTATTATATAAATGATTACTTGGTGTTTGCTCAAAAATACCATGTATTGGACATATTATTATAATTTTTGTTCTAGAATTATTATATATCGATAATTCATATCCAAATTTATTATTATGTATTTCCTTTGATTTTTCTATAAAATCCTTAGTTTTAATGGATTTATTATCTAGTGATTTTATTTCTTTAATTAAATTGTTTTCTTTCATTTTACAGTTTTTATTACAGAACTTTCTATCTGGTCGACCAAAGTTTATTTCCCTACCACAATATCTATAATTACACTTCATATTTAGTATATATTACATACTAAAAGTGGAAAAGTCAAATTTTATAACCTATTTATATAAACAATTGATAAGAAAGTTATTTGTTAAAATATATAAATTACAAAAAATAATTTAAAAATCTATGCCTCTACCACATTTTACCCAGCTCCTTATGACTGGCTCACCAGGGGGACCTGGAACATTACCAGAAGAAGTAGTATATCTTAATCTGTTTGAGATTACTTTCATCTTCCCTACAATTCTGCAAGCTCAAGGAAGAGATCCTATCATGCAATTGCAACAAGCCAATTCTGTTGACTTGAACTTGACACCAGATATCGGAATCAAAGATCAAAGATTCAAATATTCAACCAGAGCATATGTTGGTACACCAGAAAAAACCCACATCGAATTCACGATTAAGCACAATGTAAACGTGAACGATAAGGGTAATATGGTTACTTGGAACACTCTAAAAGCATGGTATGATTTAGTTTGGAATTCTCAGAACGGTGTTGTAAACTACAAGTCTGATCTAATCGGAACAATCATCGTTCAGCAACACGATAAAAAAGGTGTTGTATTAAGAAGGGTTACTTTCCAAAACTGTCAAATCTATGGTATCAACGGATATACACTTGATTGGGCTTCTACCGAAATCCTCGCCAACGTTGAAGCTAAATTTGTAGCTGATTACTGGATTGATGAGTACATCGACGGTTCCTTCACTATCGCACCGCCATTGGTTCCTGGATACTAAGGACCTAAACTTTTTTTATATATACTTTATATGAAAAAAGATTTAACAAACGAAATAGGATACATTTATAAAATAACAGCCCCAAATGGGGCTGTTTACGTTGGACAAACACTCTGTGTAAAAAAGAGAAAATATCAATACAAAAAACTAGCATTCACCAAACAAACACAACTTTGGAATAATTGTCAAAAATACAATTGGAATCCATCTGATACATTTGAGGTTATAGATGAGTGTTTATGTGGTGAAGATAAAATATTTCTCAATGACAAAGAAATATTTTGGATATCATTCTACGATAGTTATAGAAATGGATTAAACTGCACAGAAGGTGGTAAAGGACAAATAGGAAGAATTTGGACTGAAGAAGAAAGAAAAAAACAGAAAGAAATAACTGAAGCTAATGGTACTGGGTTTCAAAAGGGTAATAAAATAACATTAGGTAAAAAATTATCTGAAGAACATAAAACTAAAATCAGTGAGTCAAACAAAGGACATAAAGCTTGGAACAAAGGGAAAGAAACCCCTGATGAAGTAAAAGAAAAAATATCAAATTCAGTATGTGGTGAAAAGAATGGATTTTATGGTAAAACACATACTTCAGAAAGTATAGAAAAAATTAAAAAGTCAAAGATAGGATCCAAACATACAGAAGAAACAAAGGTAAAGATGAGTAAATCATCAAAAAGGATGTATTATCCACACACTTATGGAAAATCAGTTTTACAATATGATATGGAAAACAACTTTATAAAAAAATATAATTCTATAAAAGAAGCTTCTGAAGAAACTGGATGTCATAGATCTAGAATAATAGATGTTTGTAAAGGAAAAAGAAAACATATTAAGAATTTTGTATGGATATATGAATAAAATGACTACTATTGACAAAGTCATGTAAAAAAAAAACCACCAATCGGTGGTTTTTTTTATTTAAACTTATTTGACATAGAAGAAACATTATTCATCATGGAAGATGGATTGAAGTTTGGCATTTTCTGATTACCTTCTTCTTTCTTCCTTTGTTTTTCTTCTTCGTCTGTTAGTTCATTTACTATTTTGATGTTTTCTTCTAACATCCAGAATGGCCACGAATCTATGGCCATTTCTTGAAGATGATAGTTCTTTTGTAAAAGCAGTTTATTCTTTAATAAACTGTTCAAAGGCGTCATGAACAACGAAAATAGCTGACGGTCCGTCGGGAAATATCATATCAGTGTGGCTCTCTAGACCACACTGACATTGCTTTCTTAATTTTTCAATACCAAAGGTCATTTTTTCAACAGCAGCATTTAGAAATTGGAAGGAAATGTCATCCATTTTTTGGTATTCTTCAAGTTTTGACTTGATACCATCAATGGTGATCGATGTTCTATCATATAGGAGAAAAGGAATAATCTTCAAAAATGAAAGATTGGGTTTTTTCTTTTCAGCATTTTCCTTCACAATATATTCAGTGAAAGACTTTTGTAATCCGATTGTAGGTGGAGCAAGATTAAAAACCTTACCGTTCTTAACTTCAAATCTAAATGAAGCTGAAATAGCATCAAAGAAAGTTAGAATTCTTTCAGATTGTTCGAATAATTTGAAATTTTCCCTTTTAAGTTCAATACTCACTTCTTGACCACATTCACAAGTAGCTGAAGTAGTCAAACTACTTCCTTTCTGAAAGGTCAATTCACGAATTAAGAAAATTAGGAAGTAACGATCTGGATCCCTAATTTCCATATATGAACCGATTGTCCCATCCAAATACTTAATCCGAATACAGGATGATAACATATCATTCATTTTTTCTACAATATCATAGAAGTTATTATCATCAACCATTGAATAGGCTTGGATTTCCTTAACTTGCGCAGCTCTTACTTGAATTGTAGAGCCCGCTGGGTAAAAAATCCCGCAAGGAAATTCCTTAACATCAAAAGCGAAATAGTGCAAATCACTAGCTCGTGAATTGTCTACTTTAACTTCAGGCTGATGAACACTAGACTGAACTGTCGTAGTTTTATTGGACTCGAGATTTTCTATATGCTTGCGAAGGTATTCTTCTTCGGACAAATTAGATTCTTCTTGTTTGGTCATAAATATATAATTATTTTTTGCAATTATATATTATATAGACATGTTTTCCAATAGTTTAAAAATTTAAAAAATTAACCGGTTATAGTCATTCTAACTTCGGGTATAGCCGTACCACAAGTAACTAACACTCTATTAGAATCAACAACTTCTACGTTTGCTTGAATGAAATTATTACCATCCCTTAGTGCATATGTAAAATCCTGTGTATTTAAATTGTGGGATACTGTATATCCAATATTCTTAACAGCTGAAAATGTTGCAACTACTTTCTGAACAAAGAAACTCGCAGTAAAAACACCACCACCAATTTCATTATATTGACCATTACTTTGTGTAATCAAATCACCATTTAATATAACTATTTTACCAGAATTATTGATAACACCAGTTGCACCAATTACCAAATTATCATATATCAAATACATATACCCAGATGGTATATCGATTGTTTCATTAATCACTTCATACTTTATTGGAATGGATCCAGTTGGGGAAGAAATAAAGCTATCCCAATTAGTTGAATCACCAACTGACCAAGTAACACCATTTCCTTCTGGCTTCAATTTGAAATAACCAGTAGTGTTATTAATAGGAACCCCAACTACCATACCTTGTCTTCTTTTACCCAAAGGTATATCATACATACTTTGTGTAGAAGATAAATTTCTTAAACCATCGATTCCAAAAGCTGAATCTATTATTGGATAATTATCCGTAGGTGATACGGGCGAAAGTAGTCCTGATACTGGTATATTTTGCATAATTTATTTAATGATGTTTACTGATATTGTAGCTCCTATTTCGTTCTGGGATCTATATAATTTATATTTTTTCGAAACATTATAAAAATTACTAACTGTAACTGTTGTATAATTTACGTCACCAAAACTGAATGTATATCCACTATTGGTTCCAGCAATAGCTAAAGGCAATCCATTAAGGTATATCGAACTAAAATTATAACTAGAATCTTCTGGGAAGGCTATGTATTTATATCCACTACCAGAAACTGTCCAAGAACCAACAGATTGAGTTGATAATGTAGAATTAAGTGCATAAACCTGACTGGATGTTAAAGTTGAAAAAGTAGAAGAACCATGGTACACTTTCCATATCCAAGGTATATCCAAAAATTTAGAAATTACAGTACCATTGTTCCTTTGAAGCGAAACTTTTAGGGTTCTTGTGTTTGAAGTAGAAGAACTCACCGTACCACCAAAAGAAAATGTAAAAGGACTTAAAATAGCAGTACTTTGTGTAAAAGGTTGATTAACAGGACTTTTCCAATAAGTTTCTATTGAAGAAACTGAAGTAACATCTTCTACCCTTAATGTATTTGCTTTAAAGTCACCAGGATTAGTTAAAGACCAAGATACGTTAAAATTCAAATTTGACAAAAATCCACCAACTTCAAGTGAATTGACTACACCAGATTGACCAGTCAAAATTGCACTGTCTATCCTACCGAGTAATTCAGGATATAACAAATCCTTGAACATTTCTTGTACAGATACTTTATCAAATTGTGTACCCCTATCTATTCCACCAACTGTGAATGTTGTGTCAGTAGGTTGACTAAAAAAACCAGGTGTGGAAACTGGATTCTTAGTATAGAATTCAAATATTCCATTATTATAAATCAAATAATATATCTGACCAGATGTACCACCAGTTGCGCCTGATATGTCACCAGGTGAAAGTGGAACTGGTCCTTCTGCTGTGTATTTTTGTACACTGTAAGTACCTATACTATTAATATTTAAAGATACAGTACTAGAAAGGTTAGTTTTATTAAAATCAACTAAAAAAAGATAGTTAGTTGAATAATTACTTATCATTGGTGTAGAATAGGTTGCAAAGTAAATATCTTCTGCAACATTTACTGACCCAGTAGCACTTACCCTAATGTTTGTTTGTTGGTTTTTAGTCTGATCTAATAGTCTAGAACCAATGAAATAATAAACCTTTACAGTTGCTGGTGTAGTTACAGCCACACCATTAACGGTAATGTTACCTTGATAAAATACACCTGAATTGTATTGAAATATCCATTCCCTAGCATCCAAAGGCTTTATATCATTTCCATTAGAATCAAATGGTTGTGCTTGATACAAAGACCCAAATGAATCAGAAATTATATTAGTTATCCTTTGACTAGCAACAATACCTTCTAAAGAACCAACACCGTACGCATAAGGTTTATTAGAATTTTTAATATCTGTACCACTTGGTGGGGTAGATGGCCAATAAGCGAAATAAGCATATCCATTTGATTCTGGATCAAGTGTAAGTGTACATGTAACTTGTACTGCAATACCAGCAGTTACCGCATCTGACGGTGTGGGACCAAGTCTATCCATCATTACATTCGAAGAAGGTATATCAAAATTTATACCCACAGATTCGTTAATAGGACCTTTTAAATCGTAAGTTTGTGACTTACCAAGTAGGTTTTTGAATGCTATTTGTGCTTGTAATGCGGTACTGAAAGCCATCTTTTATATTTATTTGTTTCTTATATATTTAAAAATTAGTAATTTCTATTGAATCAATGAATCCATTAAAATTAGGACCAACTGTCAATCGCATCAAAACTTTACCATCCGAAAATAGGGTACTCTTCTTACCGAAGTTTATTCGCCAACCTTCATATTCAGTACCAGCAGTTGGTGGTGGTACATTACCTTCCAGACATCCCTGACGATCAGTCGGTGGTAGGATATCAGTGTAACCTAAACAACCGTCTAACCAACCAGTAACTGAATTACCAACCAATCCACCATTTGGTGTACCAGACCCCTTATATGGTAATTTAAATTCAATGTAACAATTATTAATACTACTTGATAAGTTGGATCCAACAGTTACAAAATTTGTATTGGAAGAAGCTTTAACCGTCATTGTAAAACTATTTGCAACTTTTGTTCCAAAGTCAAAATATCTTATGTATGTTCTAGTATTACCACCATGAACAGGACTATTCACGTTAGTTCTACAATTGGTGTAATCTCGTGTTGACTGACCAACATTTGGATTTCTATCAGAGTCACCAACTGAAGGAAAATTAAAAAAAGGATATACTAACCTACCACCAATAACTTGTAACCCATTTGTGTTTGACAAAGTCGAATTTGAAGGCCACGTTCCAGTGCTGATACCGGCAGTTGAATCCCAAACGGCAACTGCAAGTCTATATCTTTCATCTTCGAATTCTTCTTTAGTTGAAGTGCTACTAGGACTATATGTATCAATAAACCAACCAGCAAGTGTGAGATCATTGGAAAGAGTTGACTGTACTGTTCTTTTAACAGTTGTTGTCAACTTAACAGAACCACCTAATTTCCTTCTGTTTGATTGTAACGCATAAACTGTATCAGGGGTAATTTGTTGTGAAACATCAGATGGTTCGTCTAGAGACTTATTAGGTGTTTCTGGCAAAAATGGTTTTACATCACTAGTAATTGTAACATAAGATGCACCATTAGCTACAGTAGTATTTTCTACAAGTGAAGTGTCAGCAAAACTAATAGCATTAGAATCGGGTGAATAAGTATTTCTATAAGCATTGTCAACAGTGACTTGATAAGTGAACTTGATATTTGTCAAAAATTCGATACCTGAAAGATATTTAGTCGTTTTCAAAGAAAAGTTAGAAATACCTGGGCTAGTATAAATAGTTGCAGTTGTTTCCGCATCTATTAAAAATTCATAAGAAGTTAATGTGTAAGTTGTACTTGGTAATATATGTTTAACTTGTATTTGATTGAAACCATTATTAATAAACGAACTACTTTTTTTCACTGTCCATTCACCAGTACGCCAATAAAAAGCTTCAAAAGGTGTTCCATTTGAAAATTTAGATGAAGTAGCAGAAGATAAGACAAGTGTCGCATCAACGTTATTATCAGTAATCTGATTTAAGGACGAACCAAGGTTTGCAGTTGAAGCAGTTTTTGAATTTATATAAAGAACAACACTACCTGTAATACCATTTCCAATTGCATATTGTGCATATGCCGGAATTGGTTGACTAGGATGTATATTAACTTCACTGTTAAGAATACCCGTTATTGTGGGTGTAGTAATCTTATTAGTGACACCCAAACGATATCCAGTGACAGAATATAAACCACCTTTTCCAATATCAGCAATAGCTGGCGGTGCAGAAACAACGGTATATGGTTGTGCAAATCCAGCTGCTTGTACAGAAGTATATGAAATTTTACCACCAACAAATTGACTAGTATTTGTAACACTCCAAGAAGAAAGATTTGGTGCCTGAGGTGGGACCAAAGATTTTAATATTTGATTAAACCTATCAATAGGTATACCAATAGGTGTTGAAGGATCAAAATCTGTATATAGACCATCATCATAAGTATCGTCTTCAGGTGGACCAATTGTTCCACCACCCCCACCAGATGGTAAGAAGATTTGGAAAACTCCTTCACTAAAACTAAGTAAATATTCGATGTTTATATCAAAATCACTAGCATCTAGGTCAGTTAATACATTAGAAGATGCTTTCTTTATAGGTGCAAAAAAGTTTCCATCAATTGAAAGGCTACAAGCACCTGCATTTGCAGTTCCAAAACTAGCCATGTAAACACCATAAGTATAAGAAAGAAGTGGTTTTGCACCATCACTTGTTGTAAAACTAAAAGTTAACCCATCAGCAGAAGTAGGATTAATGTACCTTACTGTATTTTGTCTTTCTTGATACCAATTTCCTGTTACACTAGACGTACCTACAAATGTATAAATTACATTGGGTTCAGTATCAACCCTTACTGTATATCCATTCGTTGGTTCGATAAAGCTATATGCACCATTATTACCGTCTGCGGTTTCATCATAAATAGCAATTTTATTTGCATTAGATCCAAAAGATCCTCCTGGGCTATTTGAAACTAAAAATCTATTACCAGTTTTTAAAAGTCCTTGACCGTTTATTCCAGCAGGACCTGAATTATATACAGCTATAACAGAATCAATCCATTCTAAACCACCACTTTCACCAAAATTTAGAAGCGTCCAGTTTGAATCTCTTTCCACCAAGGGATCGGGTACTGGACCTTTTGGAAGCAAAGCATAATATTTCTGAATATCCTTTACAAAGGCCAACATACCGAATTGTCTAAAATTTTTATTAATGAAATTAGTAGTCAATTCACTAACTGAATTAACTAGATGTATCCCACCTTGAATAGAATTTGATTCTACGACCGGAAAGGTATCTGTGTCATCTATAGTCCTTATGGTGTCTCCGATTAGGGTTCCTTTATTCTGAGCCATATTTTATTAGAAATTAAATTTATATTTTATCGACGCTAACGTAGATGCCGTTCTTATTAATATCCTTACTGAGAATGTTATGTCATATTCATTTGTAAGGTTCGTTAAACCTAAATCAATAAAACAGTCTGCAGGTGGATCTGCACCGTTTAATTGATAGGTTTTTGGAACACTGTCAGCTGCTAATAAAATAAGAACACCATAACATTTTACACCAGATGGTGGGGTTATTGTCGCTTCTGTTAAAGCAGACGAAGATTTTGAAAATTTCATAAAATTTGCATCAACTGTAGGATTCCCCCAAACACTTTGCCATGCTTTTCCACCCGAAGGTGCAGCTGACAAAAAATTAACTATATCAGTCTTTACTGATGTGGAATTAGCAACAGTAAAAAGAAAGTCAGTACCATACGCCGATTTACCACTTAAGTTAAGATATCCAGAAAATCTTGGAAAAAAATAAGTTACTTGGGCAGTTGCTGGTGTCTGTACACCTTTTTCGTCTTCTAGTGCTAAGAAAAATGTAGTTGTAGC